TGCATCGGCAGTTGTTCTTGTCTTACCGCCTGAAATGAAAGAGTTGACTCTTGCATGGCCCCACTGCTCTGGTGTTGTGCCTGGGCGATGTCCAGTTCTCCATGCGGCGACACCTCTTTTGTAAACTTGTTTTAGAATAGATACTGAAATACCAGATGCCTCTGCTTTCTTTGCAAGAGACTTATCTGCATTCTCTTGTACAGTTTCTTTATACAAGTCTGGGAACTTCTTCTTCATCTTGTTTGTATACTTTGATGGTTTTGTCTTTGCCCTTGCATCGCCTGGCGCTGGTTCATATGCACTAGGGTCATCATCATCTTTTGCTTTACCTTTATTAAAGTGTGCATCTCTCTTGTCTTTTGTAGACTTAGACATTGCATCACCTTCAGCATCTTTTGCAAAATACTTTGCTGGTTGCGTTCCCTTCTTATCCTTGATGTCCTTATCTTGTTTCTCACCAACTGGTACGCAATTAGGAACTTTCTTTCCATTCTTCATTTTCATACCAACTGCTTTGAACCCTGGCCAACAATCTTCTGCCAGTTCTAGTTCGTACAACCACTTCTTATAGGTTGTGCCATCTTCTGTTGCAAAGGTAACATAGTTAGTTCCTCTGCGAATAATCTTTCCTGTTGCACCTGTGTATGTGTCTGTGACTTCTTCACCGATTGAGAAGATTTGTCCTTCGACATACATATCACGAATTACATCTTCTTCTGTTTGTTCTACTTGGTGTGTGATAAATGATTCACGAATACCCATATACTTACGAACATCTTTGAATAGAGACATTCCCTGTTTGAAGTTTGCAGGCAGTCCAAGTTTGAACTGGTCGAAATCGTCAGCAGATGCAGCCGCTCTCATCTTTGATGCAGACATTCCAGTTACACCTTCTGCGTCTGGGTCACGTTCACCAGCAGACACAACTTCGATGTTGTCAAAACCATAATAACCATGTCTCGCTTCTACACCGTTATATGTGTTCAGTAGTTTTTCAAACTCTGCAACTCTGTCAGAACCAGCAACCATAATGATTGATCTATGTCCTTTGTTGTGTAGTGAGACTGCAATCTCAAACACATTTCTTGCTTTGTCTACGATGATGTTCCTTGCGTGTTTTGGGAACATCTTTTTCATGTATGCAACTTTTTTAGTATAAGGTAGAGGGTCTTTCTTAGGGTTCTCCGAATGTGATGCAAAAATATAATATGGCGCACCAGTAACTTTCTTTGCTTCTGACGCAACTTTCTCTATTAGTTTTTCGTGTCCAGTGGTTGGTGGGTTGAATCTACCAAAGGTAAATACACAAGTATCCCCACGAGCCTCTCTAATATCCTTAAATGTTTTCATTTATCCCATGCCTTTATTGCAGTAAAGTTGTTGAAACTAAATTCCATTCTATCGACAAGTTTTACTGCACCACCTGTCACTCTATCAATTGCAACATAACCCTCTGGGTTTACAACTTTGAACCCATTGGATGTTTTGATAAAAGTTCCAATGCTCTTTACAGTATTTAGTTTCTTTACCACTCCCATTTTTGCATCAACGATATGGTTCTGAAACGTAATAATATTTGTCAAATTCTTTGTGTGTTTTTGTAACTCACGAATGGTTTCTTTCTTTTTGATTTCTAACGCCTCTTTGTTCTTTGGTGTCTTGAGTTTATCAATCTGTTTTTGGAATGCATCATCTACCCACTTCAGATAACCTTTTGCATGGGCAGATGGATTAGTGATTGTCTCACCTTTACGAACCTTTGAGTTGTTGTACGTTTTGAGTGATGCTCCAGATAAGTTTCCTGTGAAACTGTTTTGCAAATTCAAGAAACTATTCAACAGTCCAGAGTTGATACTTCTGAATGTAGAACCAGCAGATGATAGTGATTTCGTCACTGCGTCTGTTTCTGATTGTGTCATAGTCGCTTTACCAGATACATCCTTGTATGTTGCATCATCCATCCAAACTGAAGCAGGATTATTCAACCCACTAATGTTTGCACCAAATGAAGCTTTCATGTCTTGTAGTGCATTACCTTTATATGTGGTATGCCATACAACACCAATCTTTGCATTTTTTATCTTCTTACCCAAATCTGAATTGACATCCACTGCGTATACAATAGTGTTAGGTTGGAACGTGTAATACTTCCCACCTTCGATGTCTGTGGTTTCTACATCATCAGTGAACATCAAGTCACCTTGTAGAACACCAGTAATCCCCAACTTAGAAAACTCTTCAAGGGCAACTTTGAACTTTGCGTTCAGTTGTCCACTCAAGTCTGCATCAATCTCTGCAACCGACTTGTACAGTTTAGGGTTTACGTTGAATACTGATTTCTTTGCAACGAAAAACTTACCATCTTCTGGGTCAATACCAGCGAAAATCGCAGGCGCTCCATCCCACTTCACAGTCATGTCGATTGATGAACGTGAGTTACCAGCAAGCATATCTCTTAGAGAACGAACAAAGTTGATTGAAGCCCGTCCACCAGTAATTCCATAGTTGAGGATTTCGTCCTCAATATGTTCTAGGTGTAGGTTCTTTCCACCCTTGTCCTCTATAAGAAATGAACTAAACTTTATCATTAGAACTTCACTCTTGGGTCGCCATTAGCAACTACCATCTTTACACCTAATACTTCTTGAACCTTATCTATACCAGACATTATAAGTCCTTTTACTTTATTCCAAATGTAAGACAACATTTTCTTTAACATATTTTTTAGGAAGTTCACACCAGACTTTACTACACCCTTTACTTTATCAAACAATCCTTCATTGATACATTCTTGTTCGGCATACTCATATGCCTCTTTGAAAATGCCCTTTGTTGCTGTCCATGCACTTCCACCAGTACCAGATGTTTTGAATGAAATATTGAATGAAGTCTGAGAAGCAACATAGTCAACGTACTTGTCATCTATCTTTACATAGTTAGACTTTCCTCTTTCATCAAACTTGAGAATGTGTGTTGCCTTTGGTAGAGGATCTTTGAACTTTCTATTTCCTGTCATTGCCTCACGAACAACTTCTCTATTCACCTCTTTAGTGCTGAGAAGTTTCGACAATGTTTCAGTCAACTGTTGTTGTCCTATCAATCTTTCCTTTACCCAATTAGTCAAATCATCATCAACACCAGCCTTGATTGCTTTCTTGAAATTATTGATTTGCCCGCCCTCAGGCAACTTAAATGTAACAAATTCATTTTCAATCTGATCTGTTAAAGAGTTCCAAGATTCATCAAGTGCTTTTGACTTTACGGCATCTGGAAGATTATCATATGCAGCTGCAAGTGTGGCAAGTGTTTCTGCCTTACCACCAGACATAAGTTGAGAACCACCATACTTCTTTAGACTGATATGTTCACTTCCAATATACATATCTGTCTTTGGTGTCTTTGTAGAACCACCAGCAGGTTTACCTGTAGTTTTGATGAAGTATTCATCCCACTCTGGATTCAGTGGTGCGTTACCAGAACCAAAATGTTTCATAGTTCCCTTTGGACTACGAAAAGAGTTGGCAACAATTTTGTGTCCAACATCTAACCACTCATCATAAAGTGGTTTCCAATCGGTTGCGGCAGATTGAATTGCTTTGTCTTTGTCTTGACGTAGGGATTTCATATTATATGCGGCACATATAATATTCTCAAACTCTGCACCTCTAGGAGCTTTTGCTTCTACAAACAGAGTTTGAACTTTCTCTACATGAGAAGTTTTAGATTCGTGGATAGGATTTATCTGACGATAATATTTTCTAATAGACATTTTGCACCGTTTCCATTCATACAAATAATTTCAACACTATTTATATAACATGGTTACTCTACAATGTCAAGTCTACTACTCTTTATAAAATTAGGCAGAGGCCTATCACCGAATGGTCTATTCTTTCTGATTTGTTCTGAAAACACTTCAGCGTCTATTTTTGTACGACAGACTCGCACGATATCGTTTGTGGGAAACTCTACGACTTCCCACAGCTTACCATTTTTTTGTACAAAGTAATCTGGTTTTTTATACTTTGATGTCCGAAAATTTCTCATAAGTCTTGTTCTTTCCAAGACCCACTCCGAAAGTCGTTTTATCAAATGTTGCTTCATCTGTTTCCTGTCCACTGTCAATGATGTCATCTTGTGCCTCTTGTTCACAGTCATATAGTTTCATTCTTGCTCTATCAATACCTACTACAAATCTCTTGTTCATGCCAGGGTCATTGTAACGGTTCTTGAGTTGTTTTACCATTAGTTGGTTGAGACTTTCCAAATCTTCCGTTGATATGAGAGCAAACATGAGGTCAGCCGTAGCAGGCAAACCAAAAGATTCTGACGTATCTTCCAGCCCAATGTCGCTGTTTGCATATCCCCCTCTAGTAGTTTGTGTCGCTGACATAATAGGTACATTGTTTTCCACTGCAAGCCCTCTAAGTTCTTCGGCAATGGCTTTGATATAAAAATATGATCCGACATTTGCATTCCCCTTGAATCGTGATGATGCACAGATATTCAGATAGTCAATAAAGATGATGTCTGGTCTGAATGATTTCTTTAGTGCCAATTCCTTGATGAGACTTCGGAAATGCCCTGTGTGTGCAGATGCCGTTGGGTATTCTTTGATAATTAACTTTCCGTTGGTCTTTGTTTGTATCTTAGAGAGGCGGTCAGTAAACATCTTCTTGGGCAACTCGTGTAAGTCATCCATAGTGATATTCATCAGATTCGCATCAATTCTTTCTGCAATCCGTTCCTCTGCCATCTCCAATGTTATGTACAGAACATTCTTACCTTGCATCAGTGTAGACGCAGCCATGTGACACATGAACAACGATTTACCAACACCTGTGCCTGCAAGGGCAATGTTCAAAGTTTTTTGTGGTAGTCCGCCTTTGGTAATCTTGTTAAAGTAGTCCAAGTCGAACTCAATCTTTTCCTCTTTCTTGTGATAGAACTCAAATCGTTCATCACCGTTTTCTACATAGTCGTGTCCAACATTTGAGTCGAATGCAACTGATAGTGCATCAGACAGAATAGTTGGAATTGCTTCAGCGGTGTGTTCCTTGTCTTTCCCTTCGATAATCTGGATACCGCTAAGGATGGCATTGTAGACTGCCTTATCCTTACAAAACTTTTCAGTTGTCTCCACTAACCACTGCATATCAACTTCTGCATTGGATAGTGTCTCAACAATATCTACTACAGACTTGAACTCATCTTCTGTCAAGTCTTTACGTTTGTCCAGTTCAATGGACAGCGCTTCAACCGTAGGTTGGTTGTCGTACTTCTCAATGAAACTGTTTATCTCTTCAAATACAACTCTTTCGTGACGATTAGAGAAATACTCTGGTTTGATGAAAGGCAGAACCTTTCTCGCATATGGTTCATTATATACTAAATTACTAAGTGTAGTTCTCTCAATTGTCTGTATCGACATATTCCATTGCATCCTGTTCTATATTTTCTCTAAGAATATCTTGTAAGACATCGCCGATGAGATTAAAGAAATCATCGCCGAATGCTTTTTGTGGTAGTCCATTAGAATCTAACACATTAAAGTCGAATTGTAAAGTGGCTTCTGTTTTTTCTTCATTCTCTACAACAGAAACTTTACCATACTCATAGACTACACCTTGATAAAATCCAGCATCTTGGGTGAGTCCAATACCTTGCCACTTCTTATCATCGTTTGCAACAAAGGTGTACTTGTCACGAATATTAGACATAATGTAAATAACTCCCTATGATATACTTAGGTTTTTTCACTGGTTTAGTTCCGGCATGAAGATGTGTCCACATTGGGGGAAACATCAACATCCTACCTGTTTCTGGTTTGACTGCAATATCCCATTGTGGGAAAGTGGTATGTCCAGCCACGTTATCATCA